GAGACGATGGTCTTAGCATCGCAAGGTGTCAAGACCCACGTGGCGCCATTGGTCCAGGCTCCCGCCTGGTATACGAACGCATGCCTATGGGGGTGATCCCCTAGTGCAATTGTTCTCCCAGTGACGCCGGGCCCACCCGATGAAAGGTGGATCCAGCTTTCGGCTGGTCTTCCTTGACCTTGGTTGGGTCAACCTTAAATCGCCTCTATACCCCCACCGTAGCTGCACCAATACCGGGGCGAACACGGAACTCAGGGGGAACCATATAATATGGCCCTCTGAGCTGCTGGAGGAAGGATTGCAACCCCTCCTCTAGCGCCCGTGGCCGGTCCGTAAGACGAGGATACGGGACTCGCTGATTAATTTCAGCCAGAACCCGGTCCAACCTCCGACGGACCAACACAGGGGTCAGAACGATAAGCTTCGCTAGAGGCCAACCGCGGCACATGTGAAACCCGCTTTCAAAGCGAGCCATCACATCGCGTTGGAAGTCCTCAAGGCTTAGCCCATCGGCAGCCTGACCCCCAGGCCCCACAAACTCTGCGTGCGACGCGACAATGGACTGCAGGACCCAGTCCTCAAGGTCGGGGTAGCGAAGCCCAAACCGAGAAGACCAAGGTGACTGCAGCTGGCCCAGCAACACCCCGGACGCCTGCCCTTGCGCCATGCAAATTCGTAGAGCCCTAGCCCATTGGGGCCGAAGGGTTGCGATTGCACGGCTAATGGACAGAGCGTCACCGGGAAAGCCGGGACCTCCAAACTCGCGAGGCACGTGAGGGTTGAGACCGACCGCCTTTAGCTGCGTATACTCGTTAGAGTAAATCTTCGCAGCGAGGTACGGCACGCCCGGTGAGCTCACCATGGACGGCCCGCGTGTAAAAGCGGGAGCACCCGGCTCCTCGCGAACAACGCGGGATCCGCCCAAAGAGCCCACCGATACAGTGTCGTACCACACCAGGCGGCCACCCTCAACGACGCAGAGCCTCTCAACTAAACAGCCGGCGGACCGGGATAGCGTATCTTTCGGCACACTAACCGCTCCACCAGTCTGTTCGAGCAGCCTGTCAAACCGATAGGAAGCCATAAGCGACCCAACGGCCAACAGGTCGTCACCAACGACACGGACCTTCCGGCCAAAGCTTTCCGTGGACAACCAAAGGTTGTACACATTCAGCAACGGCCAGGTCGGCCCGGCGCCCATCAGCGGGCAACCGTTGGTTAAGAAGTCCCCTTGCGAGTCGCGAACCTTCACAGGACGTGTAAACGCAAGGAGGCACTGCTCGACTGAACCGGACCAACCGATCCCGCGGCAAAACCCGCGCCCAATGGCCGTTGCCAACGAGCCAGGGATAAGATCGGTTGCCCGCTTCAGATCCGCCGACCTTACGAATTCCCCTTCCCTGACCACCCAATCAGGGCCAATGGGGTCTTCGCGAGGATTAGTGCGAGCATCCTGGCCTAAAACGGCAAGGAGCGCCGCATTAAGGTAGGTTCCAAGGAACGCGGCGCATGAATGGAAGGGTGTTACCACCCTAACCTTCGCGCCGCGCTCCCGTACTACCACCCGGCGAACGTTGAGAGGAATACCGTCAAGGTGCCCCTCTTTACGCATCCACCAGAGAGATGCCGCGAGCGCGAATAAATACTCGCGGTGAACCTCCCAGGTTTCCAGCGTAAAGCCTAAGGACTCGGCATACTGCGGCTTCCAAAGCCACAGAACCGACTCCAAAGGCAACGGGGCACCTTCCTCAGCTGCGGACGGTGTCGAGGACCAGCGGGGCTCATCGAAAACGGTGAACTCCGCGGACCAAGACTGCACATCCGCAGCCAGAGCCTGAACGTCTTCAAGCGGAAGGGCTGAGAGCCGGAAAGTATCAACTACTTCCTTCAACTCAGCCCTCCAACCACCGTGCGCCCGGGTCGAGTCCAGCGCGGCGGATGCCCCAAAGGCACCCCGCCCCGCCACTGGACCTTTCCCATGGGCCCATCGGGCAGCAAACCGCGAAGCCGACTTACGAAGGCGACGCGGAACCGGGAAAGACCTGGTTAGGTCGACCCGATGCTGCTCCAAAGCGGCGGACACTTGCACCGCTACAGGACCTGGGCCGGCTCGGCCAAAACGGCTAAGCTGAAACAGAATCCTGCGGCGTGCGGGCGAGGGAAACCCCGCCAAAGCAAGCGTCCCGCTAAGGATGGTAGGAGCGTCGTCATGGGCGGAGTACTGGCGTAGTTCCGCCGCAAACGACTTAGCCCCCTCGTCACCTGAAACCCTCTCGA